TACCACTACAACACCGCCCCCAAGCGCAACGTCCCAGTTGCTAGGACTTGGTATCGCGGGCCTTGGGGCAGCAGGCCAAGCTGGTGGGTTATCTAAGTTATTCGGGGGCTGATATGAATCCTATGAACCGCAAAATGTTTCGTGACCCAATGGCGAGCAGGCAAGCTGCTGGCATCTTGGCGTCATCCCCTGAACTGATGGCAGCAGCGCAGCGCAGACAACCTATGCGCATGGCTAACGGTGGCACTGTCAACACTCAGGGAAACTATGTGCTTGCGGTTCAAAACGCTATTCAGGCGGGGGATAAAGCTGCTCTTCAAGAACTGGCTAAACCCATAAACTACGGTCAAGCGGCTCGGACCCCGGACGGTAAGGCTGCTATCGCTTTAGCCACTAAGGCATTGGCTGCTCCAAAAGCAGAAGGCAACGTATATAACTCTGTTGATCAGCTTTTGTTCGGCACAGATGATCGTCAAAGCCCTCTACAAACAGCGGCTAGAACAGTAATGTCTCCTTTAAAGTCGGGTGCTGATCTAGTTATTGGCGCTCCTAGCGCCATCGCAAGCGGTGTTCAAACTCTGGTTACTCCAGTCTCCACTGCAACTGGAATGACCTCGGCAGAAGAACTCGCTGCTTATCGGCCCGGTACGGTTCCTCCGAGTCAAGGTGCCATGCCGGCAAGCGCCCCCGCTCCTGGTGCTGGTGCTGCAACTAAAGCAACTCCAGTCACAGTCACAGATACTGTCGGCACCACTCCTGATGCGGCAGGTAGCGCAGGTGAAGATTCTTCTACCCCGCAGACTGCGGGCAAAAGCGCGGCAGAATTATTAGCTGAAGCGACTGCCAGACAAAAGGGTGAGACTCCTGCCGCAGCTACAGCGGGGGCTGGTGATACTGACGCCGGTACAACAGGTTCTGGTAACATAACTGCCGCCAAAGTTGTATTGCCTGAATCATTAAAGAATCTGCCAGAGGGTGGCGTAGAAAGGGCACCGGGGCAGGCTCTTACAAGGGGTTATGAAATTGGGTTTAATGAGGCAGATGCAGCAGCCGATAAGGTAGACAGTGTCTTAAATGAAAACAGACCAGCTAAAGACGTGGCTAAAGACAATGACGCCGCTTCAGGTATTGATCCAAACCTCCCTTATGCAGAGAGAGTTAAGCAGCGGGTCGAGATATATCGTGAGATGCTGGGTGACGAAGCTGTTAAGGACATTCGCACAGACGCTAACTACAATCTTATGATGCTGGGTCTTCGTATAGCGTCAGGTCAGTCAGAAAATGCCATAAGCAATATTGCTCAAGCTGGTGCCGCTCAACTTGGTGAGTTTGGAACCGCAGTAGGCGAAGAAACTCAAGCCAAAGTTAAAGAAAAGCGTGACTTGAACCTCATGGCTATTGGTGATGTTAACCAAGAGATGGCTACTGAAGCTGCGGCTATGAACGCTGCGGCGGAAGCAGAAAAAGACAGACAGTTTAAGTGGAATGTGAATAAGTCTAATCAAGCATTTCAAGCGGCAACAGCGGCTCAAGATAATATTTGGCAAAATGACAGGATACAGACACAAATTAATGCGTCTCTTAAAGAAGCGGGCATGCAAATTGATGCTGCAAACCTTCGGCAGAAAAATGATGCTACGTTGAGGATTGCATTACAAAATGCTCAGAACGAAAACCAGGTGAATCTTGCCCTAGCAAACCATAGATTCGCAGCAGAGCAAGCTAAAGAGGGCAGGATATTTGATCTGGAGAAGTTGGGTATTGCACAAGCCTTTGCGAAGGACCAGGGACTCAGTGAGCAAGCCTTCCGTGAAAAACTTGCGAAGCTCCCAGGCGACACGCAAAAGCTGTACGAGCAGTTCTTGTCACCCGCCCAAATTACAGAGCTTCTCACAGTTGATAAAACGAGTAAGGACAGAAGTAAGTACAGAGCCAGCTTTGTCACAGATGTTATGACCAAAGGAGACGCAGTCGCAAATATGCAAGACAGCCTTGTAGCTCAAATCAAGAATACTCCAGGAAACGAGGGAATATCAGACGAACAAATACTTTCTGAAATTACTCAAGAAATGATAGCAAGCGAGTTTGCAAGACTTTTTGACTCTACAATTTGGCCTAATCTGTAAAAGAGAAAACTAGATGGCTAAATCTGCACTGGAAGAATTACAAGAGAGATTGAACGCCTCAACCTCTACTGACTTCGCATCCACCAATCGTAGGAGAGAGCTTACCGACGAGAACGAGGGTACTCTTCAAGAGATTGGTGAGGGTATCGTATCTGGTGTGTTAGCTGTTCCACAAGGGATCTTGGAACTGGGTGGTTCTGCCATAGATCTGGTAGCAGATACAAACTACGCACAGAATGTTGATGACATGTTCGCCGGTATTCGAGCTGCTGGGGGGATTGATCCCGTCGGTACTCCAGGTGAAATCGCTGAAGTCGTTACTCAGTTTGTAGTTCCTGGTCTAGGTGTTGCTGGCGCTGTCGGTAGAATGGGCGCTCTTTCAAATGTGAGCAAAACAACCAGAGCCGCCGCACAAGCTGGGGCCGCTGGGGTTACTGATGCTGTTGTATCGACAAACGGAACAACAACAATCGGAGACTTTTTCGGCGGGGGTCCAACAGAAACCACAGATCTAATTGGGCTTGAAGGTAGAGAAGCCGCTGCCGCTAGAATCGGGAACAAACTCAAGGTGGGGTTTGAAGCCGCTGGCGCGACTGCTCTTGTAGAACCTACATTCAAAGCTCTTGGACTCGTGGGCGGAACAGCCGCTAGGATTGCCTCTAAGCCAGCCATAGTAGGAACAGCAACACAAAAGCTGATGGAAGCAAGCACTGCACTGTCCACTCGTGGCGGTGAGTTTGCAGAAAAACTACTGGGGGAAGAAAACTTTGATGCGGTAAAATCAGTGTTCAGGGCAAGAGGAAACCTGCCACAGGATGTATTTGAGGTTAGATCTCTTATATCTGGACGGGTTCAGGCAGAGGCTAACATTGCTGCTCGCACCCTGAAAGACTTAGGCAAAAACATAGATAAAGCATACAAGGGCGTTGAAGAGGTTATGGTTAACGGAACCTCTCTTACTCGGGCCGACTTGAACAATGATCTGTACGGTTACTTGACGGGTGAGATTTCTGAAAAAGCGTTACCAGACTTCATAAAGGTACAAGCTAAAGCTATGAGAGATCAGGTTGATGGCCTGTCTAATAGAATCCTTAACTCAGACTATCTCTCAAAGTCTGACCAGCAAGACATCATAGACACAATTAAAGGTAATATTGGCTCTTACATACGCCGCAAGTATCGCTTGTTTGAGGACGGCAAAGGGTTTATGCAAACTGCCGAATTCAAAAAAGGCAAGGCTGACACCATAAAATTGTTTGAAAAAAACCCGGATATATACAGACAGTTCCATGATCAGATCATCGGGTTTGATGATCTAAGTGGTCTGTCAAAGGTTGATGAAGGGGTTTTTGTTGGTGTCGGCAAATCGCAGAAAGTAAGCAGGCAAGCTGCTGAAGACTTGACTGAGAAGTTGCTTGCCGCTTCTCAGGCCAAGAAGGGTAAATACGCAAAAAATGTAGGCGTAAACAGAGTTGTTGTTGATAAGTTAAGAACAGATTTGTTTAAAGCGAGGAACAGCCAGCCAGAAGCAATCCGTAGAATGCTGGGAGAGGTGAAAGATCCGCAAGAGGCATTCATATCTACCATTGAAGACATGGCTGTGTTTTCAGCGACAGATGATTTTCTTGGGTACATAGCCAACAAGGCTGGAGATAGCGGAGAGATCCTGACAAAAGAGGCGTATGCCAGACTACCTAATGAGCTGAAAGAACAGTACGAGGTTCTTGGCCCAGCCAAAAAAGGTGCCGCAGATTACTGGGGCACAGCCTCTGGCCTAGCTGTGAGCAACAACATGTACAAAGATCTCACAAGGATTGTTGCAAACGATACGTCTTCAATGGGTAACTTGGCTCGCTCTTCTTACTCCGCGTTTCTCAGAGCGAAGGGCATAACGCAGTTTGGTAAAACTGTTCTATCCCCCGTTACACAAGTAAGGAACGTAACATCTGCTGCTTTGTTTGCTTTGGCACAGGGTAATGTTGGTCGTGGGGCAAACGTCTTTGAGTCATTTAACATGGTTATGAACAATATAAGAAAGAAGTCCACAGCCGAACAGTTAGAGGAATACGCCAAACTTCAGAGACTGGGTGTAATCGGCAATCAAGCACAGCTAAAAGAGATAGACAGACTCATTAATGAAGGCTACGGAGTCACTCGTGACGCTGATGAAGTCATTGCTGGAATCAGGGTCGGTAAAAATGCTGGAAATAAATTTACTCAATCTAGCGCGGCTCAGTTCCTGAACAAGAAGCTTGATGTTGCCCGAGAATACTATCAGGGCGGTGATGATCTTTGGAAAATATACAACTTTAACTTTGAGAAAAATAAAATACTGTCTGCCTTTGGGACAGAGTTAGAGGCCACCAAAGCATTGCGAGCTTCTAAACAAATTACAGAAACTCAAACGCTAGACGATTACGCTGCCGACATTGTTCGCAACACCGTGCCCAACTATGAGAGAGTGCCGGCTTTTGTAAAGGGTCTTCGTAAGCTACCTCTTGGTAACTTTATTGCGTTTCCTGCTGAGATTCTTCGTACAAGTGCAAACACACTAAAGCAATCACTTGACGAACTAGCGAGTGGCAACGCAAGAGTTCGTGAGATTGGAATGCGTCGTCTTACTGGGTTGATGTCCACCACGATGATTCTTCCCGCTGCCATTCAACAGACAGCTATGGGCTTGACCGGCGTCAGTCAAGAACAGTTAGACGCAGCTAGGCGTAGCGCGGCCCCTTGGTCTCGTAACAGTAGACTAATCCCTACCTCGGTGGATGAGGATGGGAATCTAACAGGATACGTTGATTATAGCTTTACTAATCCATACGACTATCTCCAGCGTCCTATACAGGCAATCTTTAACGCGGTTAAAGATGGGCAGGACTTAGGAAAAGACACAGGAAGTATTGCCACCAACGCCGTATTAGAAGCTGTTACTGAAATGGTAAAACCTTTCGGGGATGAGTCTATGCTCACCGAAAGATTGTTAGATTCAACGTATCGGCAGGGTGTTACTGGCACAGGAGCGCGTGTCTACAGAGATGTAGATACCCCCGGCACTAAGGCTTACAAAAGTCTTTTCCATATAGCCGAAGCATTTAATCCTGGCGGATCTCCTGTAACATTTAAAGCGCAGGAAAAAACAACTCAGACTGGTGGTTTTGAGTTTGGTAGGTTTTTGCGTGGCACACTCCCTGACGCTATGGTCAGCGACAAAGACGCTGCTGGAAACGAAAGAAGCGCGGCGGAGGAACTTCTTCGTGCTGTGACAGGACTGGGCGAAGTCAAAGTAAAGCCAGACAAAATTGCCATGTACTCATCTTTTGACTACAGCAGTAACATAACAGGTGCCCGCCAGATTTTTAACACAGCAGTTAAGACTCAAGGTGCCTTGTCCGATAGTGATGCTACATCTGTTTACCGAGACGCTAATGACGCACTCCTCAGAGTTCAGAACAGAATGTACCAGACCGTAAATGATATGCGGGCGCTTGGCATGAGAGATAGCGAAATCAGAAGGTCGCTAAAAAAATATAAGGTTGGTGACGTAACAAATCTTATGCGTGGTAAATTTACACCTATGCAGGTTAGTGACGAAACTAGAAGAGCGGTCAGAGATAACGGCAACCGCTTGCCTATGAGTGAGATACGTTCAATTCAAAGAGAGTACAGAGGAATAGAACTTGGCGGAGAGGAAGAAGAAACTCGGACCTTGGACGCTGGGGTTAGCGCACCCATCGTAATGCCCCCTAGCCTTACATCTAGCACCACTCAACCATCTCCCGCAGCGGTGGTCGCTCCCACTGCGGGACAGGGGGTCGGAGCGCAACAGACAGCCCCTGCTGCTCCGACCTCCAACACCACGATTAGAAATAATCCAGCCTTACTTGGGTCAAATCCAATTAGTGTCCTGAAGAACATGATTATAGGTCAAAGGAATCCATAGTATGTTAAACTGGCTGAAGAGTTTATTGTTTTACAAACACACAGGCGATATGAGCCGGCACAGAGTCCATACTGCTAAGTATGAAGACCTGTGTATGTAACGAGGTTAGCTATGAATAAAGATAGATTGCGCGAGGAAATCGCAGAGGACGAAGGCTGCAAGTACGAAATTTATTTGGATCATCTCGGCCTACCCACAACGGGTATCGGTCATTTGATTACAGAGTCGGACCAAGAACAC